AGATCAAGCGGTGCGATCCCCCGATCCGTCCGCTGACCGACAAGGAAGGTAACGAGACGGGCCTGTTCGCTCTCCGTGCGAAGGCCACGGCTGGCGGCACCCGTGACGACGGCACCGACTGGTCGTTCAAGCCCCGCGGGTTCACCCCGAAGGGCGAGCCCTACACTGGGCAGGTCAACCACAACGCCAAGCTGGCCCTGGCCATCACTGCCCGCCCGTTCTATGTGGCGTCGGTTGGTGCTGGTCTCACGCTGGCCCTGGACGCTTACCAGGTGTACGAGGCTGGCGTTGGTGGCCGCGAGACCGCTACCGAGTTCGGCTTCGAGGTCGACCCTGAAGCTGAGGCTGAAGGCGAGCAGGGCGAGGAACGCCCGTTCTGATGGACTCAAGGGAAAAGGGCAAGCGTGGAGAGCGGGAGGCGAGGGACCATGTGCGCGAACACTGGTCATCACCCAACTGCATCCGCGCTGCCCAATCCAATGGCAAGCACTCCGCTGACCTCTTAGAGGCTGGGAAAGATCTTCACGTAGAGGTCAAGCGGATTGCTTCCATCGGGGCCATGGCGTTCTTGGCTCAGGCCGAGAGGGACCGAAAGCTGGGGGAAATACCAGTCGTCCTCATGAAGCACAACAACGGCTTCCAGGGACAGGGCCGTAAGATGTCTGGCTGGGTGGTAGCCTTTCCCATCGAAGACACTTCCAAGTTCATCGAGTCGATCTTAGCCAACAAGAACTCCATCAATGAAATCAGGTCGAACCTCGGACTCATTCCCGACGACTGATCGAGCGTTTCTATACCACGCGCCCTGTCCGGCGTGCGGTTCATCTGATGCGGTTGCTGTCTACACGGATGGCAGCCGCTTCTGTTTCAAGTGCAAAGCAAGAGGAAGGGGAGCCGTGGAAGCAGTCAAGGTCGCTAAGCCCAAGGCGTGGACGCCAGTCGAGATCACCGAGTTTGGCTGCACAGCCAGAGGGATCACGCAAGACACAGGTCGAAAGTTTGGGTATGGTTACGGGACCGATTCGGCAGGAACCAAAGTCCATGTTGCCAACTACTACGACGACCAGGGGCAGCTCTGCGGTCAGAAGCTGCGCTACCCCAACAAGGAATTCAAAGTGCTCGGGACCGTCAGCAAGCGGTTCTTCGGAGGCAACCTCTGGCCCGCGACTGGTCGGAAGATTTGCATCACGGAAGGGGAGCTGGACGCGCTCTCCCTCAGTCAAGTCCAACAGAACAAGTGGCCCGTCGTGTCCATCCCGAATGGGGCGGACAGTGCTGTCGCCACGCTCAAGGCCAACCTGTCGATGCTCGAGGGGTACGACCAAGTCGTGCTCATGTTCGACAACGACGAGCCCGGCAAAGCTGCTGCGGTCAAGGCTGCCGAGGTCCTGACTCCAGGCAAGGCTTGCATCGCTGTCCTCCCTGAGAAGGACGCCAACGATATGCTCTTGAAGGGCAAGAGCGTCCAACTGGTGGAGGCCATGTGGTCGGCCAAGGTCTACCGCCCTGACGGGGTGGTGTCTGGCGAGGCCGTGTGGGAGAAGGTGGCCGTCGAGGACAAGCGCCTGTCGGTCGCCTATCCCTGGGAAGGGTTGACCCGCCTGACCCACGGGATGCGCATGGGTGAGCTGGTGACATTCACCGCGGGAACTGGGGTGGGCAAGTCACTCATTTGCCGCACGCTCGCTCACGACCTGCTCAGGCGTGGGTACAAGGTCGGCTACATCGCTCTTGAGGAGTCAGTCCGACGATCCGTGCTGGGCATCCTGAGCATCGAGATGCAGCGGCCCCTGCACCTGACTGACTTCAAGCCTGAGGAGCTGCGGCCAGCGTTCGACAAGCTGATGGGCGAGGAACGCTTCTTCGCCTACGACCACTTCGGTTCTGTGGACAGCACCAATCTCCTCAACCGCATCCGCTACCTGCAAAAGGCCTGTGGCTGTCAATGGATCGTGCTGGATCACCTGAGCATCGTGGTCTCTGGACTGGACCCAGGCGAGGACGAGCGTCGTAGCATCGACCGCACAATGACGTTGCTCAGGTCAATGGTCGAGGAGACAGGCATGGGCCTGTTCGTCGTGTCCCACCTTCGTCGTGTTGGGGAGGGGCCTGCCCATGAGAACGGCAGTGAGGTCTCCCTGTCTCACCTACGTGGATCCCAGTCGATTGCCCAGTTGTCGGACATGGTGATCGCCCTGGAGCGAAACCAGCAGTCTGACGATGAACGCAACTTCACCACTGTCCGCGTTCTCAAGAATCGGTACAGTGGAGACACGGGGATTGCGTGTACTCTCAAGTACGACCCAGTCACTGGCACCGTTGCCGAGTGCCATCACGTGGCCAAACCGAAGAAGCAGAAGGACAAGAGGGCGACAGCTAAGGACCATGGATTCACACATCAATCTTTCTAAGTGCGTAGTGTTGGACCTGGAAACGGACAACCTCCTGGAGGCTGTCACCAAGGTCCACTGCGCCGTGATCCGCTCTTCAAGTGAGGAGCCTCTGGCCTTCCTGCCGGGGGACACGTCCTTCTTGGACCTGCTCAGGTCCTACGAAGCGATGGGCATCACCCTGGTGGGGCACAACCTGGTGAACTACGACCTGGCTGTCCTGGAGAAACTGTTTGGGTACGTCCACAAGGGGCCAGTCCTGGACACGCTGGTGATGTCCCGCCTGGTCTACCCAGACATCAAGCCCAGGGACTTCGGCCTGCAGAAGAAGGGACGCATCCCCGCGCCGATGATGGGCAAGCACAGCTTGGAGGCCTGGGGCTACCGCCTGGGATTCCACAAGGGCAGCTTCGCCAAGACCACTGACTGGAAAGAGTTCAGCCAGGAGATGCTGGACTACTGTGTCCGCGACACGGAGGTCACCTTCCGGCTGCTCAGGCACCTGGCAGAGACGGGGCCCAGCAAGAAGGCAGTCGAGATCGAGCACGCTTTTGCTCGGAACATCGACTTGTGTACGCGGCGAGGAGTTAGGTTTGATGTCCCCGAGGGCCTAGCTTTGGCGAAGGAGCTGTCAATCGAGCGAGCCAAGCTCGAGGCTGAGCTGATGGCGCTGATCCCCCCGTTCGTGGACAGCTACGTCACTCCGGCGAAGAAGCTCCAGCGAACCAAGACCACCCCATTCAACCCTGGGTCCCGTGCCCACGCCGCCCGAGCCCTGGGCATCAAGTATGGGTGGAAGCCCACTGAGTTCACCGACACTGGTGAGCCGAAGGTCGACGAAGAAGTGCTGGCTGGGTTGGAGTGGCCCGAGGCCAAGCTGATCCTCAACTACCTGACCATCCAGAAGCAGTTGGGTCAGCTCTCTGAGGGGGCCAAGAACTGGCTGCAGGCGGTCAAGGACGACGGCCACATCCACGCCTTCATCAACCACTGTGGAGCTGTGACAGCCCGCTGTACGCACTCTGGGCCCAACCTGGCTCAGGTGCCCAAGGGTCCCCGCTTCCGCAAGCTGTTCCGTCCCACAGAGGGGCTGGTCATGGTTGGCTGCGATGCCAGCGGTCTGGAGCTGCGATGCTTTGGGCACTACCTGGCGAAGTACGACGCCGGGGCCTATGCGACGGTGGTGATCTCTGGGGACATCCACACTGCCAATCAACAGGCCGCGGGTCTGCCCACTCGAGACAATGCCAAGACGTTCATCTACGGCCTGCTCTACGGTGCAGGTGACGCCAAGCTGGGGGCCATCACTGGGAAGGGCCGTGCGGCTGGAGCTGAGCTGCGAGACAGGTTCATGTCCGCCATCCCGGCCTACGCCCAGCTCATCAGCGACATTGGGGAGGCCGCCCAGCGGCGCAACGGCATCCTCTACGGCATCGACGGACGGCGTCTGGAGATCCGTCACAAGCACGCTGCGCTGAACACGCTACTGCAATCGGCCGGGGCCATCGCCATGAAGGTGGCGACGAACCTGGCTTGTGAACGGCTGGCAGGCAAGGCCCACTTGATCCTCCACGTCCACGATGAGATGCAGTTCGAGTGTCGCCCCGAGCACGCCCAAGAGGTTGGCAAGGTGGCGGCAGGGTCTATCGCTGAGGCAGGGCAGATCCTGGGTTTCCAGTGTCCTCTGGCTGGCGAGTTCCGAGTGGGTAACAACTGGGCTGAGACACACTGATGAGGCACAACGTAGCGTACTGGGCAGGACTGTTCGACGGTGAGGGTTGCGTGTGGTGGGGGAATACACCGCGGGTCTCGATAACGAACACCTACTTACCAATCTTGCGGGTCTTGAAAGAGGACTACGGTGGGGCTCTCCGTCTTAACTCGAATAAGGGTCGACGGTGCTATGTATGGACGGCCAGCGGGGACGAGGCCATGAGGTTCCTCAACTTCATCAAGCCTCATCTTGTAATCAAACGCGCACAGGTAGACCTAGTTGAGAAGATGCGCTATTGTGAGAAAGCAGAGCGCCCCATGTACGACGGTGTACTGCGGGGCCTCAAGAAAGTCACCTATGAGCAGTAAGCCCCATCTCCTGATCGACGGCGACCTGATCGTCTACCGCTTCTCTGCGGCCCAAGCCAAAGAGATCCAATGGGCCGACGGCCTGGTCACTGTCCACGCGGACACCGCTCTTGCTCGCAGCGACATCCAGTCGGAGGTCTGCCGCCTGCTCAAGAAGTTTCGGACGGATCGGTTCACGTTCTGCCTGTCCGATGCGGTCAACTTCCGCAAGGGGCTGCATCCGTCGTACAAGTCGGCCCGTGGAGCCAAGCCTGTTGGATTCAAACCGATCAAGGAGTGGGCCCATGAGCACTTCAACGCTGTTGTCTACCTCGGCCTCGAGGCCGACGACACGCTGGGCCTCCTGTCCGCGGACATGGACAACGCGATCATCGTGAGCTGGGACAAGGATATGTGCCAGATCCCTGGACGGCACTACGATCCCCGGCAGAACAAGACCTTCTCCGTCACTCCCGAGCAGGGGTGGGAATGGTTCCTGACCCAGGTCCTGACTGGTGACCGTGTAGACGGTTACACTGGACTGCCTGGGTGCGGACCCAAGACCGCAGAGAAGATCCTGGACGGCAACTGCACTTGGGCAGCGGTCGTCGAGGCGTACGAGCAGGAGGGGCTTACTGAGAAGGACGCATTGGTCCAGGCCCGTCTCGCTTACATCCTCAAGAACCCGTCTGACTACTCAATCGAAACTGGAAGGATCACACTATGGACACCCCCGAAAAGCGCGTCGACATCCACCCCCTCGACATCCACTCCGACGTCACCAAAAAGGCGAAAGACCTGATGGTTCGCAAAGCCCACGACTACGCGGGCAAGGTCGACCCGTACCGTAACTTCCGTCAATGCCAGTCGCTGGGCTTGTGCTCTGTTGAGCAGGGCATCCTGGTTCGCATGAGCGACAAGGTCAGCCGCCTTGCGACCTTCGCATCGGGCGGTGAGTTCAAGGTGAAGGACGAGGCCTTGGAGGACACGGTGGTCGACGTGATCAACTACGCGATCATCCTCATGGCCTACGTGGCTGAGAAGAAGCGGTTGGAGTTTGAAGCCAACCGCACCAATGACAACTTCAATGACAACTTCATCGTCCCTTGTGACGCTCAGTCCAAGGCCTACCACCGCGGTGGCATCTAATGTCGCTGCGGACGCAAGCTCAGATCACTGGAGGCCGTGAACCGCGCCGTCCAGTGATCCCTAAAGTGGTTCTAGAGTACCTAGAACAGGTGTTTATCTACCGATTCCCAAAACCGGGAGATACCGAGGCGGCAATTTTTTACATGGCAGGACAACAGTCCGTCATTTCACTATTGAAAGACGCCTACAAGGAACAACAATCGAATGTGCTTGGCACCGAAGATGCCGAAGATGCCCCCCTCGGCCCCCCCGACTCCTGAGGCACCTAAGCCGTACATTCCTGAGTTGTCCAAAGACCCAGCGGCTGATTCCATGCGGAAGGCCGCTGGTCGTCTTGGGACCAACCAACTGGTGATTCCGCTCAACCCGATCAATCCGCTCTAATGGACTTCACCCGCTCGGCCCGAAACATCTACCAGGAACTGGAACAGGACCGTGAGCCCTTCCTGGAGCGTGCTCGGGACGCGGCCAAGCTGACGATTCCCGGCCTACTTCCTCCAGACGACCACGACAGCCACAGCCGCCTACCCACGCCCTTCCAGGGTCTCGGTGCCCGCGGTGTGAACAACCTCGCTAGTAAGTTCCTGCTGGCCCTGCTCCCGCCCAATCAGTCGTTCTTCCGCATGAGCCTGTCTGAGGCGCACGCTGAGCTGGTCCGCAGCCAGAACGCTGCCACCCAAGCCGAGATCGACGCCAGCCTGGTCAAGATCGAGAAGGCCGTGTCCAGCGAGATCGAACGCCGGGGCCACCGAGTCAAGGTGTTCGAGGCGTTCAAGCACATGATCGTGGCGGGCAACGCCCTGCTGTACATGGACGACGAGTCCCGCCTGCGGGTGTTTCACCTGGACAACTACGTCGTTCGCCGTGACCCCATGGACACCGTCCTGGTGCTGGTCACCAAAGAGTGCATCGCTGAGGCGGCCCTTACGCCTGCCCAGCAGGAGCTTGTCAAGTCGAGCACCGTCCCCCACCGCAGTGACAAGGTCCACGACCTGTTCACCCTGGTCTACCTGGAGGACGGCAAGTACCACGTTCGCCAAGAGCTGTCCGACGTGATCATCCCTGAGAGCCAGGGCACGTTCTCCAAGGACGAGCTGCCCTACCTCCCGCTGCGCCTCGAGGCTGTTGCCGACGAGGACTACGGCCGGGGCCGTGTCGAAGAGTTCATGGGTGACCTGATCTCCCTCGAAGGCCTGACCCAGGCCATCGTGGAAGGCTCTGCCGCCGCTGCCAAGATCCTGTTCATGGTGGCCCCCAACGGCACCACCCGCATCAAGGACATGGCGAAGGCCCCCAATGGGGGCTTCATCTCTGGCAACGGCACGGACGTCACTGTCCTGCAGAGCCAGAAGCAGGCTGACCTGTCCATCGCTTCCCAGACGGCCAACTCCATCGAGCAGCGCCTGGGCTTTGCCTTCCTCCTGAACACGTCGATCCAGCGTCAAGCTGAGCGCGTGACTGCCGAGGAGGTCCGCTTCATGGCTCAGGAGCTGGAGACCGCCCTGGGTGGTGTGTACTCCGTCCTGGCTCAGGAGTTCCAACTGCCTCTCGTCCGCATCCTCATGCGTAAGATGGTGGCCGTTGGTAAGCTGCCCAAGATCGACAAGAAGGTCCTGGAGCCTGTGATCATCACGGGCATCGAAGCCCTCGGCCGGGGCAACGACCTGACCCGCCTGGACATCTTCATCCAAGGGGCTGCCCAAGCGGCTGGCCCGCAGGTCCTCGCTCAGTACATCAACTGGTCCGACTACTTCACTCGCCGTGCTGCGGCCCTCGGCATTGACGCCGCTGACCTGGTGAAGACCCAAGACCAGATCCAAGCTGAAATGCAGCAAGCACAGGCGGCGCAGATGGCTCAAGCCCTGGGTCCTAAGGCCCTGGAAATGGGCGGCCAGGCGCTGACTGCCCCACAATCGCAGGAGTAACCAATGATCGAGATCCAAATCCCGGCTCAACCCACGAACACCCAACAACCGAACACCGCTCCCCCGGCTCCCCCGGCTGGTGCCCCCACTCCTGCTCCCTCTTCTACGGCAAATCAGCCGAGCGGCGGGCCAGGGGAGCGGCCTTCTTGGCTCCCCGAGAAGTTCAAGAGCCCTGAGGACCTGGCAAAGGCCTACGCGGAGGCTGAGAAGAAGCTCGGCGGCAAGCCGCTGGAGTCCACCCAGATCCCTGAGCCTTTGAACTTCGAGTCCTACACCAAGGAGTTCACTGAGAAGGGCGAACTGAGCCCGGAGTCCTTCAAGGCCTTGGCTGACCGCGGCATCCCGGCAGACCTGGTCAACCAGTACATGGCTGGCGTGCAGGCCCTGGCCAAGCAGCAGGTGGCTGAGGTCACTGCGGCGGTCGGTGGCCAAGAGGCCTACGGCCAGATGGTCCAGTGGGCCGCCAACAACCTGCCCAAGGAGCAGATCGAAGCCTTCAACAAGGCCGTCTCCTCAGGCGATGCGGGAAGCCGCGATCTCGCCATCCAAGGCCTCCATGCTCAGTATGCCAAAACGGCAGGTCCCGCTCTTACCCAGGGCCGTGGGACTGCGGGTTCGGCAGTTCAGCCGTACGAAAAC